AGTAGCTATTAGAAAGAATCCCCGTGGGTTGAGGAGAGCTTCCTGCGGGGCCTTTCACTAAAAAGATACCATGAAAATTAAAATGCTTGATTCGTTTGCTGGCCCTGGGGTAGAACTATTATACGGTGAAATTTATGAGATGACCGATGACGATGCCATGAGATTTATCTCAAAAGGAGCCGCAGAAATAGCAGATGAAGAGCAGGTTGAATTAGTTGATACTATTAAAAAAGCCAAAGCCCGCCTAAAACAATTAGAAGAGGCTAAGAAAAAGAAAGACGCATCAAAGGGATCCAGTAAAAAACAAGCCAAGGCGAAGAAGGAAGAGGAAACTCCTGCGGAAGAACCTAAAGAAGAACCGACTGAGGAAACGAAGGAAGAAAAAACTGAAGAACCTGTAGCGGAAGAACAAGAAAAATCTAACGAGGAAACTCCTGCGGAAGAACCTAAAGAAGAGGCACCTGCCACCAAAGCAGCTACCAAATGTAAAGGTAAAACAGCCGCAGGTAATCCCTGTAAAAGAAACGCCCTAAAGGGAGGTTATTGTGCGTCACACAAGGACAAGTAGTAGACTTAGCAGTGCCATAGAGCTAACTACCGCCCCTACTTCCAAACCCATTACCACAGAAGAGGCGAAAGCCCACATTAAGATTGACTCAACCGTAACGGCTGACGATGTTTATATTGATACTCTGGTAGAGGCAGCTATCGAATACGCGCAGGAGCGCACCCGCAGACAGTTCATAACTGCTACCTATAAGATGTACTTAGATGATTTCCCAGGTTCTTCCACTCCCATAGAACTAGACAAACCTAAGCTACAATCTATTACCTCCATAACCTACGTAGATACAAACGAAGTTCTTCAAACATGGAGTAACACCCTATACGAGGTAGACACAAAAACCGAACCTGGTAGAGTTCAGCCCATTGATGGGGAGTCTTACCCCGGTGTATTTACACAGTTCAACGGGGTTATCATAACTTTCGTAGCAGGGTACGGAGGGGCTGCAGATGTTCCTGACGTAATTAAGCACGCCCTTAAACTACTTGTGGCGTATTTCTACGAGAACAGGGATATGGTCAACGTAAGTTTCGCAGCACATGGGGTTTCGCAAATACCCGTTCCGATGGCCGTTGAGGTTCTACTCAATCAAGTTGCTCTGAGGAACTTGTGATCTTCTACACGCAGGTATGGAAAAGACCCATAATTACAGAGATGTGCTTCATGGGGATGCAAAGACTAGAGAAGTATTTCAAAAGGCTTACTAAGGTTGCTGTAATATCAGAGCCATGGGCCGAGAAACTGTGTGTTGATTACGGTATTGAATACGTCTATTGCTCTAACGATAACATCGGCAAAAAGCATAACGTAGGCTTAGAGTATTGTTTGAAGTTTGATTGGGATAGACTGATACAATTCAACAGCGATACTTTATTAACAGACGCATTGATTGAGAAATACCTGACTGTTGAGGTTGATCTTTTAGGCGTGGATAAATGCGTATTTTTGAAAGACAAAGAATCCAAAGAAGTTCAATACCAAACAATCATAGGTGCGGGCAGATGTTTAAGTAGAAACATAGTCGAAAAGTGTTTCCCTTTGTGGCCTGAGAACGTAGAGTACGGACTTGACGGAAAAAGTAATTTAAAGATGATCCACGCAGGGGCTACCAATAAAGCCTATAATTTGAACGGGGTTTATGACATGAAGTCAGAACAAAACATTTGGAACTATGATTCTTTAGAAGGAACAGAAGTAGAAGTTGACTACAATATAATACCGGAATATGCCTCAGATTGGCGAACTAGACGAGCGAATTACGCTACAAACTAAAACCGAGTCAAGAGATACGGCCGGAGATCGAACCCATACATGGGCCGACACCTGGACTGATTGGGCTAAGGTTGTAGATTTAAGGGGAACTGAGCGATTCGAAGCAGCAAGATTAACCGAGATAGCAGACATTGAAGTATGGATAAGATACAGGGGTAACATATCAGTAGATAATAATAGGTTCGACTATCTATCTAATACTTATGACATTATATCAATTCAAACCGTTGGAAGAAGAAGATGGGAACGAATCATAGCTAAGTTAATTCCGCCAACGTAATGGCTGCAGCAAAGGACATACAGTTAGTTTTTGCTACATTAATAGCAGATGCAACCGGCCTAAACAGAATGGGTGCGACTAGGAAACCTTTGTTGAGGTTTAGGAAAAGCGTTCGCCAAGCCTCTACCCCTGAGATTCAAGTTAGCTTAGATGAGAAGTTCATCAATCAGTATTTACGACTACTAACTGAGCTCCCAAAAAGGATGCAGAAAAAAGTACTTCAATCTGCTTTGCTATTTGCAGCGCGCCCACTTAGGGCAGATGCTAGAGCTAACGCCAAAAGAACAAGTGACACGGTAGCAAGGGCAATAGCTTCGGGAGTAATGAAACGCCTTGCAAAGGGTAGAGCAGGAGTTAAGGTAGGAGTAGCAAGAAAAAAGGGATCTGATAATGATCCGTGGTTTGCTCACTTTATAGAGTTTGGAACTGCCCCACATGGCAATCACCCCGGTACTTCTTCAGAACCTTTTTTAAGGCCCGCGTTTGATGGTAATAAAGCTGTGATGTTGGAAAGAATAGCGGTTAGATTAGGAACAGGACTTGAAAAAGAAATCAACAGAGTTCTAAAGAGAGGAAAGTTATAATGGCACAAATAGGAGACGTAATAAGCGCAACTTTGATAGCCGCCTCAGATGTTACTGATATTGTAGGGGCGGCAGCTTCCGCAAGAGTATTCCCTAATCACGTAGAGCAGGGCGTAAAATACCCGGCTATTACTTATGACATTACAAACACGTTACCGAATATCTCTAAAACCGAAGTAAGTAAAACCGATGTATATGCTATTGATGTTCATTTTTACGGCTCGAAGTACAGAATCTTAACCGACCTTGCTGACAAAGCTAGAGTGGCTTTAGATGACCTAAACGGAACTATTGAGGGTGTAGATATAGATCATGGGATATGGGTAGGCCGTCAAGAGCAACCGCGCCAAGGTGACGGAGATCAATTTTTATATCATATTATAGATGAGTACTCAATACGAGTAAGAAATTAATTATATTTGCTTTATCAAAGGGCCAGTTAAAATAGAATTTATTAAGGATTGGGAGCGACCCCCTCACAGCCCTTTGAAAAAAGGCAGTAAATCAAAGGTTGCCCCTGAACTGGCAAAGAAATTAATCTCTGAAGGGATCGCAAAAGTTAGCCAACATACGGATGACTTTGAAAAGTTTATTCAGAAGAAGTGTATTGAAAATGCGGCCAACGCTATTGAAGATTTACCACAAGGCGCGAAAGAATTAGTGAGTCATATTAAAACAATGACCAATAAAGACGTGCTAGAGGAGCTTACGCAAGACAAAAGAAAAACAGTACGCGAAGAAGCATTTACTCGTTTAGAAGATATTTCGTAATTTAGTACCCTCTCATAGTTATTAAAGCTCTCCTGTAATTTAAAGCCTAAAGAAATGGCTACTACAGGATTAATGAACGGAACGGACGTCATCATGTATATTGATGGTGTCGCCATTGCAAACTCAACCAACAACAGCCTTTCCTGGTCAATGGAAGGCCGAGAAGCTACCACAAAGGACAGTGGCGGCCATAGCGAAATGCTAGAAGGTCTACGCTCATGGGAAATGGGAGTAGAGGCTTTCGAAGCACTAGACGCAACTAAATCATTCGAAGAACTTTTTGATCTTATCAATACAAGAGATAAGATAAGTGTTGTATTGTCTACTAAAATTTCCGGTGATGTTCAATACTTCGGGGCAGCTTTTGTCACGAACATAGAGCAGACTTCAGGAGTTGAAGAAACTATTACTTTCTCTGCCTCCCTTACTGGAACAGGCGCACTAAAGAAAGCTAATGTCACATAGCATAAGGTTCTCCAAGCACCTGAATGATAAGGACATGGAACTGTCCTACCCTAATAATTCCATAATGGAATTAGAGGAGAAGTTAGATATGTCCGTAGGGCAGATACTTGCTGATTCTCTTACTGCTACACAAGCCGGTAAGTTGCCAAAATTTAAGGTGATGATCGCTATTGTATGGGCAGGTCTTATAGAGAAGAATGAAATCACATTCGATGAGGTTGTAAAAAGATTTACCCTTACTATATCCGAAGACCTGCTTGTCCCCTCGTTAGAAGCCCTCACAGAGGCGTTAGATTTCGGAGGGGTAGATACCTCGGAAAAAAAAAATAGTACACCAGAGAAGGCTTTGGAACTGGAAGGAAGTTAAACAAGAGGCGATTATGACCGGACTTAAACCCATTGAGTTCAGCCACTTGTTCACTCCATCAGAAGTTTATTATTGGTTTAAAGGCAAGGGTAGAGAAAACGATTACTTGTTCTCTTTAGCCTCTGTAGGATGGAACGTAAACCGTTGGACGGGGGCTAATGTATGGAACAGTAATGCTAAAAAAGGGCATCAGAAATCTGCCCAAAGACTACTCAGATTACCAAGCGACAATAATACCCCTATCGAAAAGATTGCAGAAAAGGACACCGCAGAAATGCTAAGGAAGGGCAATAAGGTTATGAAAATAATGATGAACTAATGGCGAAGGCAACCCGATCATTATTCGTAAATGTAGCTGCAAAAGTAGCTGCCTTCAATGCTAGTATGGGCAAGGCTGCGGGCTCAATGAATAAGTTCAAAAAGTCTGGTATTGGCATACAGAAGTCTTTAAAGAATATTAACCAGGCTTTCACCCGAATGACAGGGGTAGGACTTGGAACGGCAGGCGCAGTAGTAGCTATAGGCGCAGCAGTATCTAGCGCAGTTAAGATATTCACAGATTTTGAAAAAGCACAGAGCGAACTAAAGGCAATATCAGGAGCTACTAACAAAGAGATGGTAGCGTTAAGTAAGAACGCTAAAAAGTTAGGAGCTTCAACAGCATTTACGGCATCGGAGGTTACTAACCTAAGCACTGAATTTGCCCGACTAGGATTTACCGCCAAAGAAATATTAAACGCTTCTAAGGCTACGCTAGATTTAGCAGCCGCAACAGGCACAGAACTACCTCAAGCCGCTAAACAAGCAGGAGCCGCTATCAGGGCGTTCGGGTTAGAGGCAGGCGAAGCACAAAGAGTCGCAGATGTCTTCGCTCAGGCCACCGCTTCATCTGCTCTTAACATGGAGTTCCTTGATACTGCTATGTCCAAGGTTGCTCCGGTTGCTAAAAAGTTTGGGTTCTCCCTTGAAGAGACTTCCGCTTTATTAGGATCGTTAGCAGACGCAGGGTTTGACGCTTCAACCGCAGCTACTTTTACTCGTTCAATCCTATTGAACTTAGCCGACTCTCAAGGGCCATTAGCTAAGGCGTT